ATTGGTTAATAATACTAATGCGTATACTCCTGAACCAGAAGTCAAACAAAAAACGGTAACTGAAAGAATTAAAAATATCTTTAAATGCAAATAATTTAGTTGTTTTTAATTTTTGTTGATATATATTCACATAATATGATTTCACAATCACAACCAAGTCAAGCCAGTCAACTCCCATCCGGAAGTTGATGATGAGGTTGTTTGCTGTTAGGATTCAACCCGTCACTCTAAAAAAAGAATGACGGGTTTTTGATTTTAGTGGTTGACAATTTGAAGAGGTGTGGTAAAGTGAATACATAATAAGAACGGGGTTGAAACTCTATCTGGTGTCCCCAACGTAAGTTAAAACACTTGATCGGTCACTGGGTGTTATGTTTAGTGCAGAACCCAACTGGCGATAATTGGAAATAAGTAATTAACGATTTTTAAATGGGCGGTTAGCTCAGTGGAAGAGCAGGACCTTTACACGGTCAAGGCCAGAGGTTCAAATCCTTTACCGCCTACCATTTTAATCGGAATGTAGCTCAGTTTGGCTAGAGCGCTTGCTTTGGGAGCAAGATGTCGTAGGTTCAAATCCTATCATTCCGACCATTTTATTGGGCATATGACGTAATTGGCAGCCGTGCGAGTCTTAGAAGCTCGTGGAGTAATCCGTGGGGGTTCAAGTCCCTCTATGCCCACCAATTTTTTATGGATGATAGGCAGATATAAGCTGGCTGCACTAGTCTTGAAAACTAGGTCCGTCTAAAAAACGGAGGTCCGGGCAGTACGGACATCATCCGCCATTTTAATACAACTCCACTTGACAATGGAACCGAAGACTGATAATATCGTCTCTTGAAGAAATCGGAGTTTGTCAAAAGATTTTACGGTGAGGTGTCTGAGCGGTCTAAAGAGACAATTTGCTAAATTGTTGTGGCCTAAAAAACCACCGAGAGTTCGAATCTCTCCCTCACCGCCATTTTTTGCGTGTGTAACTCAGTTGGTAGAGTACGAGTTTTCCAAACTTGATGTCGTGAGTTCAAACCTCACCACACGCTCCATTTTTAGTAACTGGGGATTTGCATAATGGTAGTGCGGCAGACTTTGAATCTGCTTGTGGTGGTTCGATTCCATCATCCCCAACCAATTTAATCGGAATGTAATGTCAATAGTAGACGGCCTGGTTTGGAGCTAGGAGGTTGCAGGTGCGAGTCCTGTCATTCCGACCATTTTGATTTTTAGTTTGACAAACACTATATATTGGTGTAAGATTTTTAAATGGGCTGTTAGTGATAGTGGTAGCACGGGAGCTTTGCAAGCTTTAGGGAAGAGTTCGATTCTCTTACGGTCCACCATTTTAAAGCGGGTATGATGTAGTGGTAGCCTTCGACCTTGCCAAGGTTGATGTGAGGGTTCGATTCCCTCTACCCGCTCCACTTTTAGAAAAGTTCTTATATATTTATAAGAATGGAAACAAATAAGAAACTAAACGACTTAAAAAATAAATTGAGTCAATTACAAGATGAGTTAGAAACAAAAGATAATAATCCAATTGAATCTAATAGAATTCGTCGTGAAATATCAATTCTTATTAAAGATATTAAAAGAGAAGAATTAAACCAACCTGTTTCAGTTGAAAGAGGCAAAGAATTATTTGCTAATATGAGACGAGAACTTGGTTTGGATGAAACAATATCTTATAGACAATTTTTTGATCTTTAACATTTTATGGGCATATACTGGTCTCGATTTAAGATATTTGACTAGTTAGGCGTGTAGAGGATGATAGTTGGCCTCTTAAAACTTCTATCGAAACATTAACTGCTGAAGATAATGTAATTAGCTATAACTTCACCTCCCGTGATGCAGTAGCATTGGCAGCCTAATCGGCCGCACATTCAATATAATGATGTCTGATAATTATGTTGGGTGTAAAATATCAGGCTATATCAACAATTTGATTTGCATTGTTGATTGAGTATTTTGTAAATCTTTAGAACAATTAGTTTTGACATTTAATATAATTGTTCTTAACAACTAAAAAATGTATACACACGTAGGCTGATTATGATAGTGTTTTAAAGACAAGGGTTCGACTCCCTTTATGTCCACCAATTTCGGTGATAAACAAAAACAAATAGTAAAAAATAGTATATGACAAAACAAGAAGCAGAAAAGAAGGTATATGAGTTGACGGAAAAGTTAATCTTTGTAAAGAAAGATTTCAAGGATGTAGCTGCTGGTTATAAAGATAAGATGAAGGAAATTGAAAGTGAAATCAAAGCTATTGTTGAGGAAACTAGTGCGATTCCATTAGCATCGTCAAAAGATATTGATGGTGACGGTGATGATGAATGATTTAATTTATGACTGGTTATCATAAATTTGTACAGTAAAACCAAATAATAACAATTAAACTATATAGTTAATATGTCTAAAAAGACTAATAAAAAAGAAAACGGTACCGAAAATAATGTAACTACAGAACAGAAATTTTATGTTGTTACACGAAGTGGGTTGAGAGTAAGTGAGTTAGTATATGCTAATAAGAATGATGCTAAGACTGAATTTGATCATTGGTCTGGTATTGTAAAAAAATGGCCGGATGGCACTAGAATTGAGTTAGTTGAGTACAACGAAACTCGTCATAAAGTGTCATAATTTAATAAAATAGTAAATTGATGTAACGCTATTAAAATAACTTTAATAGCGTTTTTTGTTTTTTGTAACAATGTTTTTGATATTTATATCTGTATGCCAAAAGCATCCAAACATAAATTATACTCGTTACCTTCTAATTTCAATGAAATGAATAAGTTCATTGAAGTCAATAAAATTCAAATGATGGAACATATTGTTGCATCAATAGAATATGCAATTGATAAAAAGTTAAGTTTTGTTGAAATATTTAGTTTTAAGAATTCTGACTTTGTTGTTACATTACCAAAGAATCAATTCAAAGAAAATTTGGATAATGTTTACAATTACTATATTGAAAAGGAACAATATGAGTTATGTATAAGGGTTAAAACGGTTGAGAACAAATTAAATTCTATCTTAAATAAGATTACTCATGAAAAAAAAGAAAAACCTTCAAAAAAGCAAAAATGATAGTTCAAACAATAATAACAATGTTGAATATCAAAATAATGAACCCAAAAATGATACAAGTCCTATCGTCTATCAAAGAACAAAATTAAAACATGAGTTATCAATATTTGAAAGAGAATTAACAGAAAAACAAAAAGAATTTTTAAATATAGCTTTAAACAAAGATACCAAAATGGTATTTGTTAGTGGTCCTGCAGGTTCTAGTAAAACATATATCACTATATATTCCGCATTAAAATTATTAAGTCAAAAGAAAGTAAGTGATTTACTTTATATTAGAAGTGCGGTAGAAAGTGCTGATAGTAAAATCGGATTTTTGCCAGGTGAAGCAGATGAAAAAATGGCACCTTATATTCAACCTTTGTTGGAAAAATTAGCAGAACTATTACCAAAACGAGACATTGAAATTTTACAAAAAGAAAATCGTTTGGATAGTATTCCACTTGGATTTTTGAGAGGATTGAATTGGAATGCTAAGTGTATTGTTGCTGATGAAGCACAAAACATGACTGTAAAAGAATTGACTACATTGATTACAAGAGTAGGTGAATTCAGTAAAGTCTTTATATTGGGTGATCCTGATCAAAGTGATATTAATGGCAAAAGTGGTTTTATGAAGATAATGAGTGCTTTTGACGATGATGAAAGTAAAGAAAATGGTATTTATACATTTAAATTTACGGAAGAAGACATTGTTAGAAGTACTTTGGTAAAATATATTGTTAAAAAATTAAAAAATGTCAAAACATAATGATATATATATCTATTAAAGATATATGTCCAATAGTAAGATAATTACTGAATTAGCAGCTTATACTGATTCACAAGTTCAATCCAATGACTTGTTGTTTATTACAGATATTGCTGCGCAAGAAACCAAAAAGATTACATCAATAGATCTTGCGGACTATGTA